GGTAATTGGCATCATATTGTAGCAACATTTGATAGAACAGCAAATGAATTAAAATTATATGTTGATAATGAACTAAAAGAAACAGCTAATACTTCATCTGTAGGTGATATATCACCAACTACAAACAACCTAATGATAGGAAGAAGAAGTGACACGTCATCATCTTATTTTGATGGTAAAATTAGTAACATTTCACTATTCAATGAAGCACTAACATCTACAGAGGTACAAAAACTGTATTCAAATGGTGTACCTCAAGACCTTTCAAGTTTTTCACCAGCACCAATAGCTTGGTGGACATTAGGTAGTGATAGTTATTTTAATGGTAGCAATTGGATATGCCCAGATTTAGTAGGTAGTAATAATGGAACTAGCGCTAACATGGATGACGATGCGCTTATAGGTGATGCACCTAATTCAACTGCTAATGGAACTTCTACTAATATGGCTATAGATGCAAACCTAACTGGTAGTGCACCAAACTCTAGCAATAATAGCTTTTCAGTGAATATGGATTATACAGATAGAGAAACTAGTGTACCTGGATAGTAAAAAGATTTTAAAATAAGTAAATATATAAATAACAAGTAATTAACAAATAACAATTAAACAATGGCAACAACTTATGCAGTAATAAACTTGTCTGATACAAACGCTGTTTTGTTCAGTCAAGTAAATCAGTCTTCTGCTCAAACTATGAGAAGAAACGTGGCTAACACGCAGGGTGTTTTGTCTTATCAGGTAGAGCCAAGCTTTATTACTAACGGTTCGTTAACGCCTGTTCAGACTTATGATCACGCTGGTATTTTAGCTTTGCTAGCCACTCCAGAGTGGACACCGGAAGATCCTGAGTAAAAAATAAAATCAATTTAATTTAATCAAATGAAAGTAAAAGAAGAAGAACTTAAAACAATAAAAGATCAACAAGAAAAAATAAATTCAATACTACATCAACTAGGTTATTTAGAAAGCCAAAAGCACGGACTATTACACGAGTTAGCTGGCGTTAACCAAGATGTAGAAGAATTTAAAAGTAAGCTTGAAGAAGAATATGGTGCTATCAATATTAATTTAGAAGATGGTACTTATACAGAAATAAAAGAAGAAGAGGAAGAAGTAGCGGTAAGTCATGTCTAATGTAATACGTAAGATCAGTATTGGATCTGACTATAAGAACGATGCAATGCATTATTCTGTAGGTCAAGAAGTATATGGTGGACATAACATTTGCGATATATTATTTAGTGACAAAGATCACTCATATAATATTTATATAACTAAAAACAAGGAAATACTACCTTGGAAGAAGTTTAATCGCAATATGGCAGTTTCTGTAGAGTACGATTTAAATTATTAATGAAAAGCCTATATTCATTTATTATCAAACCAAAGGAAGAAAGGTATGATAATATAAGAAAAGTAGATGATAAAACACTTATCATTAATACTAATATTGAAGATCACAGATTTGTTAGTAAAAAAGCTGTAGTTGTTTCTACTCCTGCAGCTTTTGATACCGATATAAAAGTAGGTGACGAAGTATACGTTCATCACAATATATTTAGAAGGTGGTATGATATGCGTGGCAATGAGAAAAACTCTGCTACGTTTTTTAAAGATGATTTATACTTTGCATACCCTGAACAAATATATATGTACAACCTTAAACCACATTTAGAGTATTGTTTTGTTTCACCAATAAAAGAAATAAACACTCTAATAAACAAAAAAGAAAAAGAGCATTTTGGTATACTAAAATACTCTAATAAGTCGTTAGAACGCGTAGGATTAAATCCTGGAGCGCTTGTGGTATTTACACCATACTCAGAGTTTGAGTTTATTATAGAAGGTGAGCGACTTTATTGTATGAAATCTAATGATATAGCTATAACCCATGAATACGAAGGAAACGAGGAAGAATATAATCCAAGCTGGGCGAAAAGCAGTTGATGAGTTAATTAAAGTGGCTGAAGAAAAAATCATCACGCATACTGATGATGATGTATCTGCGGACCGCCTTAAAAATGCTGCAGCAACTAAAAAGCTTTGTATTATGGACGCTTTTGAAATACTACAACGTATTGAAGAAGAAGAAGCTATATTAACTGGTAAAACTGTGGAAAAGAAAGAAGAGAGAAGTTTTAAAGGTTTTGCTGAAGGGAGGAGTAAGTGAGTTACGAGCAAACGCTTTGGAAAGAAGTAAAAGACGTTATAAATCCTAAATACCTTAAAAAACAAAATAGGTATAAGAAGTGGGAGTATGGTTACAATAAAGAATATGATTTTATTTGCATAAGTAAAACAGGTAAAATTGGACAAGTCATTGAAATACAAAACTTACGCATTGCTTTACCAGCAGAAGATGAATGCTATAAACGAAGCGAAGATAAAAAGAAACAATACTGGGAGAAGTTTGAATACCCAAAAGAATTACAAAGGATAAAAACTAGATTTGACTGGGAAGAATATCCTACAGATTTTAAAGAAAAGTGGTACGATTATATAGATGAAGAATTTAGAAGACGTGAAACTGGTTTTTGGTTTAGCAATAACGGCAATAGCACTTATATTACTGGTACTCATTACATGTACTTGCAGTGGTCAAAAATTGATGTTGGAGCACCCGACTATAGAGAAGCAAACAGATTATTCTTCATATTCTGGGAAGCTTGTAAAGCAGATAACAGATGCTACGGCATGTGCTACCTTAAAAACAGACGGTCTGGTTTCTCCTTTATGTCATCAGCAGAACTTGTTAACTTGGCAACGATCTCAAGTGATTCAAGATTTGGTATACTCTCCAAAACAGGAGCTGATGCAAAGAAAATGTTTACAGATAAAGTTGTACCAATATCCGTTAACTATCCGTTTTTCTTCAAGCCAATACAAGATGGTATGGACCGGCCAAAGACTGAACTGGCATATCGTGTTCCGGCATCGAAACTTACTAGAAGAAAACTTGAAGAGAATATTAAGTCTTTAGACATACAAGGTCTTGATACAACTATTGACTGGAAAAATACAGGTGATAATTCTTATGATGGTGAAAAGCTAAAATTATTAGCTCATGATGAAAGTGGTAAGTGGGAAAGACCTGATAATATATTAAATAACTGGAGAGTTACAAAAACTACATTAAGGCTAGGATCAAGGATAGTAGGTAAATGTATGATGGGCTCAACATCAAATGCTTTAGACAAAGGTGGAGAAAACTTCAAAAAACTTTACTACGCTTCAGACGTTACAAAAAGAAATAGAAATGGACAGACATCTTCTGGACTCTACTCTTTGTTCATACCTATGGAGTGGAACTACGAAGGATTCATGGATTCTTTTGGACTTCCTGTATTCACAACGCCAAAAGATAAAGTCCTCGGAGCTGATAATGTCCCAGTTGAAACAGGGGTTATCGAACACTGGGAAAACGAAGTTGATGGACTAAAAGGTGATAGTGATAGTTTAAATGAATACTATAGGCAGTTTCCAAGAACAGAGCAGCACGCTTTTAGAGATGAAACTAAAAATAGTTTATTTAACTTAACTAAGATATACGCGCAAATAGATTACAACGAAGAAATGCGTAATGTTGCTAATGTAACTAGAGGTAGTTTCATGTGGCAAGCAGGTATAAAAGACACAAGAGTTATATTTAACCCTCATAAAGATGGTAGATTTTTAATATCTTGGGTACCACCTAAAAGTTTACAAAACCGAGTGATTATAAAAAATGGAGCGAAATACCCTGGAAATGAACATATTGGAGCGTTTGGTTGTGACAGTTATGACATATCAGGCACTGTTGACGGTAAAGGATCTAATGGTGCGCTTCATGGACTTACTAAGTTCTCAATGGAAGATGCTCCTCCAAACCACTTTTTCTTAGAATATGTAGCAAGACCACAAACTGCTGAAATATTCTTTGAAGATGTTCTTATGGCTTTAGTATTTTATGGTATGCCAATACTAGCAGAGAACAACAAGCCAAGGCTTTTATATTATTTAAAGCGAAGAGGTTACCGTGGTTATAGTATGAACCGCCCTGATAAAATATGGAATAAGTTATCACCAACAGAAAAAGAAATAGGTGGTATACCAAACACAAGTGAAGATATTAAGCAAGCACACGCTGCTGCTATAGAAAGTTATATAGAAGAATATGTAGGTCAAAACGAATATGGTTTTGGCGATATGTATCATCAAAAAACATTAGAAGACTGGGCTAAGTTTGATATAAACAATAGAACAAAATACGATGCTTCTATTAGTTCTGGCCTAGCTATTATGGCATGTAATAAAAATAGATATGTGCCAGTAGCACAAAGACAAACTAAGTCTATTAATTTAGGTATAAAAAGATATGACAATACTGGTTATGTTTCAAAAATAAAATAAATGAGTATAATTCCAAATGCAAATCCAAACAGTTCTTTTCCTAGCCAGGTAGTACCTGATGCTGAAAAAGCTACTTATGACTACGGTTTAAGAGTTGGTAGAGCAATAGAATCAGAGTGGTTTAGAAATGATAGAGGTTGGTATGATAGATTTAATACTAACTATAATAATTTCCATAGACTTAGATTATATGCTAGAGGTGAACAATCAGTACAGAAATATAAAGATGAATTATCTATTAATGGTGATTTGTCATACCTTAATTTAGACTGGAAGCCAGTACCAGTTATACCTAAGTTTGTTGATATTGTAGTTAATGGTATGTCACAAAGAAACTACGATATAAAAGCTTATGCTCAAGATCCTGAGTCTATAATGAAGAGAACAGCTTATGCTGAAGCTCTTCAAAGAGATATGATGCAAAAAGATATTATAAACCAAATAAAACAAGTTACAGGTTTAGATGTATCAAAATCTCAAGGTGTTGGTTTAGAGTTAGAAAACGAAGAAGATTTACAGTTGCACATGCAGATGAATTATAAAGAGTCTGTTGAAGTAGCTGAAGAAGAAGTTATTAATCAAGTGTTAGATTATAATAGATATGATTTAATTAGACGTAGATTAAATTATGATTTAACTGTACTTGGTATTGCAGCTGTTAAAACTAGATTTGACAGAACAAATGGTATTAAAGTTGAATATGTAGATCCATCATCATTAGTTTATTCATATACTGAAGATCCAAACTTCGATGATTTGTATTATGTAGGTGAAGTTAAAAATATATCTTTACCAGAGCTTAAAAAGCAGTTTCCATATTTAACACCTGCTGACATAGAGGAAATACAAAAATATCCAGGTAATCAAAATTACACTAGAAACTGGAGTGGTAGATACGATGATCAAACTGTGCAGGTACTTTATTTTGAATATAAAACTTATACTAACCAAGTATTTAAAATAAAACAAACTTCTTCAGGACTTGAAAAGGCATTAGAAAAACAAGATACATTTGTAGACGCACCTGAAACTGATAGCTTTAAAAAAGCATATAGATCAATA